GCCTGTGACTGCTGTTGAATTGTAAATTAAACAACCTCTTGCTGTAAAAGAAGCTGATGTCCAAGAAAGATCGTTAAATTTTACACATGCTGTGTCTGTAGATAATACTGGATCAGCTGAAGCTGTTAGAGCTTTTCCGCCTGCATCATAACCTGTTGCAGTAGCACCACCGTCAGTAGTTTTTTGACTAACTTCATGTGTTGAAGTTGGTTTTGCGTTTGCATCAGAAGGTGCTGCGTAAGCAGTTGTTGATTTACTTAATGAAGCTGAATCACTTGCATATAAAGCAAGTTTAAATGCGTTACCTGTAGGTGCACCACTTGAATCGTTAAAGTTGTGTCCACCTTGTAAAATTTCTACTTTGAAAGAATTAGCTATTGCTGATGTTATAGTCATAATATTTTATCCTCTTATGGTGTCGGTGACTTGACTGGGATTCTAACTGTTCCATCCGTATAGTCGTCTCGTCTACGTCTACCTAATTGTGCTCCTGCAAACTTCTGTATTTCTTGTTTATACTTTTGCTCATATAATGTCAACATATCCGTTGGGCCTTTTAAAAAGCCATAAGTTTCAGCTAAACAGCAGTATAGAAGACCTTGAGGAAAGTTCAGACTTATATAATTAGTCTGATTACTGGACTCTAAAGTAGCAGGCATTTTATTATAATATACTCTAAATTTGTAAGCTTGATCTGGTGTAGGAGCAAAATACATAGCTCCAGATGTGGTATCACTTAAACCTGTAGCACCACCAAACATAGAATAGTATTTAGGTAATCCTGTTACTGTTTTACCATCTACTCCACCTTGTGGTCCTGTGCTTCTGCTTACATATTCAGATATATAAGTTTGATCTTTCTTTTCTAACCATTGACCAGGGCCTGTCGTAGCACTTGTAGAATTAAATACTTCTATACCTCTAACAAATAACGCTCCTGCTGGTGCATTAATAGAATTGTTTCCTGCAGACATAGTACCTTCTTGTACAAATCTATCTGAGTCCATAGGCACATCTAAAAATATTCTTTGTTGTGCATTTAAAATAATATTTTCTAGTTGATCTGTAGTCAAAACATTAGCATCTACTTCTGTGTAGTTTCTAATCTGTGTTACTAAGGTACTATAACTAATTCCTGACATAATTAAGCTCTATCATTTACGGGTCCAATTGTACATTGAAAACCGCCTCCTGTTTCTGTGCTGCTAGCAGCGTTGACTAATGTAACATTTATACCATCAAATTGTGTAGTTGTAGATGGTTGACCTGCACTTGGAACTGATGTTTCATTTAAAGAAACAACTTTATAAGCACCAAAAACTTTTGCTAAATTAGAATGAGATCCGGCAACTGTTGATTTGGGAGAAGCTCCTCTGTAAGGTGCACTTGTTCCTCTAGTACAACCTGTTAATTGATGTGTAGATCTTCCTGTGTATTGTATAACTTCATTTTGGTATGTTCCAACAAGAAGTGGGTCTGTTGTATCGGAAGAAGTTAAAACTTTTTCTATTATAATAAAACCTGAAGTAGGGAACTGGGATCCATCAGTTAAATTAATTGTAGCAGCAGTGTCTGTTATTGCTCCATTTAATGTTGTAGACATTTGTAATGTTGATACTGCAACACCACCTACCGGAAATTTAACATTTCTAAATCTTGCAAAATCATTTACCTGTAAATCACCATTTGGAAAATTAATTTTTAATGTAGTATTAGATGCAGTTACAAAAGGATTTTTTGGTAAAAAATCTTCTGTTGGAAACTCTGTTCTTGCAGGTCTTGCATTTTCTAGACCCTGAGGATCTGCACTAACGGGTGTGGGCTCAAGTTGTGGTTGTTTAGGTTCAAATTCTGAAAAATGAACGAATGCCCCATTCCATTCTGTGACCATTTCATCGTATGGAAATGCCATGCCGGATCTGTCTGAGATAGCTAATGCGTATTTTCCTGATGAGAATGAAGCCATTATACTCCTGGGTAATATGTTTTAGGTGATATAAATGTACTAGATGAAGAGCCGTCTTCTGCTAGTGCTCTTTTTAATTCATCTTCGTAGTAAAGTTTTAATTCTTGAGTTCTTTGCGGTGCATATTTTTGAGATAAATAAAATGCTAAACCTGCAGTCATACAAGGTGCAAATCTATAAGGTACATCAGCTGCATTTGTATATGCATCTCCAACATCTTGTATTCTTTTTTGATAATAAAAATTAATATGGTGACCAGCTACTGAAGCTCCTGGTGTTAAAAATAAAGTCATCGTAACTCTATCAATAAATCTTTCTACAAAATATTGAGTTGGTGTTCCTGTATCTGTTTTATTAGCAAGAGCTTGGTACTGTGATCTACTTCTTTTTGTTAAGGGTGCATCAACATTAGAAGCATTTCTATAACTAGCTTCTAAAATATCATCCATACCACTTACAAATTGATTTACCGCATCTCCACTTGTGTGAGTAGCAGCCGTTGTTCCGTTTGCTCCTCTAACAACTCCTGTTAATTCTGTAGATGAAAAACCTGTATAAGCTATTTGTTCTGTGCCTACTAACAATAAACCGTTTGTAGGAAGATTAGCAATTGATGTTAATGTTATACCAGTTGTTGCTGATGTAGAAGTTATGTTAGCCGATAATGTAGTGCTTACTCTGCTTGTTTGTGTTCCATCAGCTGTAGTTCTAAAAAATGTATATGTGTTTACACCGTTTATTAAAGGTACGTTTTGATTAGCAACTTCCCAATAATGTATTTCTCTATTACCCCATTCTGAAAATAATAGATTAAGAGATCTTTTTGCAGTTTTTAATTGATAACCGGATACACCTTGTAAACCAATACGCTCGTACGCATCCTCTATGATATCATCTATCGCAAAGGTTTTATCAAAAGTATAAGCACCCGAAGTAGTATTTGCCATTGGCTACCTCTATTATGTAAATGCGCCTATGATCGTACAAAAATCACAATTCGTTAAATCAACATACATACCTGCATCACATTTGATACCTTGACCTGCGATATCAAAACTATGCACATGATTAGCTGCTGTTCCAAATTTACCGTGAAAAACTAATTTAGAAGCTGTCTTAGAACTATCTGCTTCATCATAAATTTTTATTTCAGCATCAGCTGCAGTTGCTTGAGCAAAAACGTTCATGATTCTAGCTTTAGTAATATTAGTAGCACTTGTACCAACAAACTTCTGCGCTAAACCATCTGCAGTTAAAGGTATAGTTTGTTTAACCGTTGTTAATGAACTTGACATAATTTTTTTCTCCTTAAATTTATGCGGGGCCGAAGCCCCACACTAATTATTTATTACGCTGCCCAAGCAAATGCGCCTTTAACTGCTAAAGGATCTTTAGACGAGTCAAGAGCTACATGCCAAAAGCCGTTTTCTGTACAAGAGAAGTATAAAATACATCCAATTGTAAAGAAGTTTGTCGTTGCATTAGCTGCAGTGAAAACTAACGACCCTTCAGTAGCTACTGAAGTATCATAAGAAACATTATCAGCTGCTCTAGTTTCAATTAAAGAACCTGTGTACCATGCATCAGTTCCTAAAGCATCAAAAGTTAAAGTGTTTGTTCCACCAGTAGTGTCTACTCTTTGAACGTAAGCACATCTAGTTCCAGCGATAGCTGAAGGTAAAGTCATCGAACAAGCTGCTGCGCCTGTAAAGTTTACCGTACTAACTTGATTGCCTGGTAAAGCAACTCCAGCTCCTGCAGTAACTGCAGCGTGAGTCATACCAACGAAATCAAATTTTACGTTTAGGTAGTTAGGTGTAAATTCACCTGTTGATAGATTTTTTACTACAGACTGGAATCCGTTTTCGGAACGTACCGGTCCTGTAAATGTTGTGTTTGCCATGTTATATTCCTCCTAGAATACATAAATGTAGTCCCTAGGGATGTCGACCATACGCGTCTACATTTACTTTGTTTTATTAATGTATGGTGGATAATTTATATCTTAGTTTTATATGAAGTGCAAGAGAGCCTTACGAGAAAGTACGATTTCAGCGATGTAGCTTTTATTAAGTAGCTACAGAAACTTCCGGTGCAGCGTCTTCAACTTTGTTAACATGGTGTGCTAACTCAGCTTCCTTCATCTTAATGTCAGCAATTACTTGCTTAACTTTATGATCAATCTTGACCATATCAAGAGTATATCTACCCTCGTTAAGATGCTCCTGCTCCCAGTTCAACTCCAAGGACCTTTTTTGTTTGTATAGGTCTCGTAGTGTTTGCATCTTTGACCTCCTCAAAAGTCAACCATTTTCTAGTCAGAGAATAAAACTCTGATTTGTCCCAAACTATATCATTTTTTCCTAGCTTGTCAACTATAGCGTTTTCCAACGATTTAGCCTCATCTAAAGCCTGAACATTAAACTCTGCCCAGTAGCCGTATGCTCTTATTTTGATATTGAATGTTTTCATGGTTTTCGAAGCCTGTATTAAAAATGGGGCCGAATTGTGTCCGGCCCCATTAAATATTTAGTTGCTTACTGATTAAGCACCTGGAGATGAGAAGATACCTCTAGGGTCAGATACGCCAAATACGTATCTTTCTCTAGCTTTGTATCTAACATTGCCAGTATCAAAGTCCCCTTCCATCTTAGTTGTAAGTGGAGCTCTGTTAAAGTGCTTCATACCGTTAGGCACATCTGTAAGGATAAAGAACGCATCCGCATCAGTTAGGTAGTTGTTCACTCTGTATCCTTGAGGAATCATACCCATTGATCTTACTGCGTTGATATCATTATCAGCTGTTGACGTTCTACCTTGAGATTTCATCAATCTCTCAGCGACAAACTGCAGAGCAGAAGGAATAATCATTTTTACTCCTTTAGCTGCAATTTTTAAACCTCTTTCATCAGTGAAAGCGTTGATATCGATCAATGCTTGTTCTAATGAAGTTTCGTTTAAGTCAGACGCTGTAGCAAGTGTGTTCGAGAACGTACCAGCAACCGTTGGGTGTGCTGTGTTGAATAAAGTTACACCGTCACCTGAAGT